CGCCGTACTTCGACGGCTGCGGAGGCAGGAGTGTGCCTTGAACGAAACGGATCGAAAGTGACCGCGTGCCGCTATGAACGGGGTCAGTAACGTACGTAGCCCCATCCACCAACGTCCACGCTGCATCCGACTCAAACCCGGTGTTCCGCAGCAAGGCCATCAGAGCACTCTCGCTGGCCTGACAGTACCGGACACCTCACTCGGGAGCCGACGCTTAGTCAGTTCAACCATGAACTTCTGCTCCAACCACGCCGCAACGTCGGTCATGCCGTACCGGCTTGCAACATCCGCTGCGGCCAGAAGCACGATCAGCGGGTGCCAAACCTCATTGATCTCCGGCTCGTCGCCCTCGGCTGTCATAGCGTCAGGCAGCCGGTAGTACCACATCCGCAGCGCCACCCCAGCCCACGTAGCATCAGGCACGTTGCGGATCTTGATCTCGTTCTCGTAGAAGGTGAACGCATACGGCTGCCCACCACGGACCGGGAGCATGGCGAAGCTCTCGGGGGTTTTGTAGTCCAGCCGGGGCCACTGCTCCGTGTTGTGCTGGTACTGAACTGCGAGCGGTGCGTAGCCCGGTGCTGGAAGGGTATAGCCCTCCTGGTCCAGTGCCAGCACCGTATCCGCGACCATCTCCAGCTCGGGGAAGTGGAGTTTGCGGAGCAGCCCTCGCTGGTCTACGAACGAACCAACCGCCAGCATACGAAGGGCGTCGTTCAATGCGCCGTCGATATCAGCCAGCAGATCAGCACGCTTCTGAAGGTAGGTATGAACCTGCGCCCGCATCGTAGCTAGATTCATGGCGGTGCAACCTCGCTCTCGCGCTCGGCCGCACGCTCCAGTGCGGCACCCAACTCCGGCAGATAGTCATCCTGTGACGGTTGGTCGAGGCAGACCGCGCAAACCCGCAGCCCGGCCTGCTCAAGAGAAAGAACGTCCCGGGTCGTGCGAGACCCGGGACATACCCTCCCGCACACATCGCACTGATACCAGAACTCACCAAGCAACGCCTGCCCGGTGAAGTCGTGGTCGGCCATCGTCCGCTACCGAATCCGGACGACGATGCGTGGGGTGCCCGTACCACTGGCGGCGAACCGCAACGCGGGAGCGAACTGACCGGGCAGCTCCACGCTTGCAGTCGTCCCCGCCGCGACCCGGCAGACGGCCAACGTGCGGGTGGTTGTGCCATCAACCACCTGAAGCGTCAGCGTGACCTGATTGGTCCCAACGGTTTCTTGGAAGTCTGCACCTTCCAAAAAGTACGGCCCGCCCGCGGCGTAGGTATTGTCGGCGGTGTCAAGCACTACACTATGGCCGTTGTATAGATTAGCCATCAATCACCTCACATGTGGGTAATGCCGGGCAGAAGGCCGGTAGCACTAGGCAGATGAGGCCACGACCCGCTAAAGAAGTAGTTGCTTCCCAACAGCGCCACCATCGCACGCTCGTCGTACGCGCGGATCTCCTCCGGGGTCGGTGAAGTGGGTTGTGACAAGCGCGTGTAGCAAACAAGAATCGACGTTGGCTCAATGTAACCGTCGTTGGTCGCACCCGCAGAGCTACTGATTGCAACCTCAACCACCGTACGCGGTCCGTTGCAAAAACGGCTGGTGTTCGTCGTACTACCCAACCAGTACTTCTCCGCGGATTGCTTGACAAACCCAATCACATCGAGCTGCGACGCCCAAAAGAACCGCTGGCTCTGAACAGCCGGAAGCCAGAACCCAACACTACCATTCGGGTAGTCTTGAATCTGCGCCCACGCCTCCCAACCGAAGCGAAGAACATCAGACTGAAGATTGACCGTCGAGCCGTCGCGTACATAGATCACAACGCCCGGTTCGTCATCCTCGGTCGAACCGGAATAGATGGCCGACCCTCCAGTAACCATGACACCATGAATCAGTGCTGGCCCCGGAATGTAGTGGATCATTTTGTAGGGAGAGCCTGCAATCGCGCCGGGGCCGAACTTTTTTGTGATACTAACCAACTCCTCGGCACGAAACTGGGTGTTGCTTGGCTGAAGGACTGGCATGAGTCCTCCTTACACCGACGTTCGTGCAAGCGACTCATTACCAAGCACGCCAATGCCCAACAACTCTTTTGCCGCCTCTTCATCAAGCCGGGCAATCGTTGACGAATCAAGGTCATGGAGCATGCCAATCGGAAGCGGCGTAACGAGCATGTAGAAAGACGGAGCGACAATCGTCCCGTTTTTGTTGCCTCCAGCTGCCTGAGTAATGGTCAGGATGGAGTTGATACCCTTACTGTACGGGCGGAAGCGAGCAATGTTATTCGATGCCCCGGCCCAGTAGCCAGAACCAAGGTCTTTAAACACGCCGTTCACAATAGCGAAGCGCCGCCCCTGCACGGCAGGGAACCAAACAAACTGCCCGTTAGCGTCGGGATCGGCGTTGTTATTCGCGACGTACATGCCATTACAAACATTGAGCGCGCCAGAGTTCTGCAACACCGACGTACCAACGTTGACGGCAAAAGTAATCGTCGGCGAGTCAGTCGCCAGCGTTCCGCGCGTAGTCTGCTTGCAGGCAAGTGCGAAGCCGTGATAGAGAACGTTAAAGGGGAACGAGCACCCTGTCGCAATCGTCACAATGCTTCCGGCGATGTCGGCTGAGCTGTACGGGAATCTGATGAGTCGCGGACGCCAGTAATCGAACGAAGACATCAAGTCCTCCTACGTAGCAGAGGGCGGCCAGGTGTCCAGCCGCCCCCCAAAAGGATCAGCGTGGCTCAGACACCCGTGGTGCCGTACATATCGAACCAATGGACCGGAATCGGACCACCGAACCGTCCCCAGATTGTGTACTTGGCGACCTTGGTGTTCTTGTCATCGTAGGAGTCCAGCATCGGCCGGGTCCGCCAGAAGAACTTCAGGTAGTGATCAGAACCCTGAAGAATCCAGGCCGTAGTGCTGGTGAGGTAAGGCACGACGAGGATGTCCACAGCGCCACGAGTGACGTTGGGATCGTTGTCGTTCCCGCCGGGCTTGCCCTGCGACTTCAGCAACTCCTCCGCACGATACTTCAGGTCGAGCGGGATGATCAGCTTGCGCGGGTTGCCACGAATCTTGTACCCGCGGTCATCAACCCACTTGTCGAACGCGAGCAGACCGGCCCGCAGAGAGGTCAGCGACAGCGCCGCCTCAACGGCCGGACGGTTGGCCTGATTTGCACCACCATCAAGCCGCGTGTGGGCCGTAGAGAACAGCACCACACCGTCAACCGTGTTGTACGCGGCGTCGGTGAAGCCGCCGTTGAGAATCCCGGCCGCCTTGATCTCGACCAGCTCAGCGAACGCCTTCGTCAGCGCCGTTGCAGCCTTGTGGATCGCGCCCTTGGACTTGTACAGGTCGTCGTCAAACAGCTCGCGGCTGACGGCGACGCCCACGGCGTACGAGTCAGGGCGGACGATCATCTCACTGCCTTCCATCGGATCGTAGAAGGTGATCGGAGCGCCCTCGGGCTTTTCGACTGCAATCGGAATCCCGGTCGCTGCGAAGTACTTCTCAAACGGGCCGGAGGTAGACTCGACGTTGAGGTACTGCGAGTAGAACGCCTGCCAGTTGCGGAACGTCAGACCAACGATGTCGCGGAAGGCGGGCGTGAGATGCTTGGAGAAACTACCAGTGAAAGCCATGCCTCAGCCCCCTTAGCTCGCGTAGCCCTTGGTGTGGAAGAGGAAGTAGACCTTTACCCCGGCCCCATCGGCCTGAGACGGATCAACCTGCCCCAGCACGAACGCGCCGGGCGCACCGGCAGCAGCCGCCGCAGCCTTGATCTCGCCCGCCGGGTCGATCTGCATCGGGTGACCAACCGCAGCGATGGCACCCTCAATCGGGGCCTCAAACACCACATCAGGTGAGCAAAGGCAGACATCGAGGTACTCACCAGCCACCGCGTTACCCGTGGTCGCATTCAGCGACACACCAAGGTAGCCAAGCTGACTGTCAGCCAAGACCTGCGGGTCGTTTGCACTGGTGACAGTCCACTTTCCGGCTGCACCAGCGCCCTTCTTAACAAGCTTGCCCTTAGCGACCGCCGCGCCCGAAACCTGCTTGGTCAGGACCGGCATTGACGCACCGCTGAGGGTTTTCACAGGAACAAATGCCATGTGACTAGACCTTTTGCGGCCTGTTACTTAGCAGGCCGTGAAACGAACACTCGATTATTCGATTCGCGTTGCGCGAACTTGCGCTGCTCGGCCATCTCCCCGACCGGGGCCTCGTACGATGTGATTGCTTTATGGCCGATGCGGTCGATCGCCTGATGGAAGGACTGGCGCGTTCGACCTTCTTGGTCCCGGTGCTTCTGATCCATGTAAGCCTGAATCTCCGCAGCCCGGGCCGCTGACGTTTTCAATAGTATCATATCTCCGCGACGGATTCGCCCATTAATATCCGTTAACGTTGATGCCATATCCTTCGAATCGTAGATCTCCTCGGCCTCTTGCTTCGTCACGAGGCTGTACCCCGACTGAAGGTAGTCGCTCAACTCGGTCGGGTCGGCCGGACCCCAGAGATAGTGGGTGTCAGGCTTGGGATGCGGGATAAAGGTGATGTCCTCATCAGTGAACAGGGGCATCGTCGTCCTCCGGTGCAGGGGTGAAGCCCCACAGCACCTCGCGTGCAGCTAGCCAGCACGCTTCATGAAAGTAGGTGAAGAGGTCGTCAGGGCCGATAGTACGCACCGAAGCATCAGCTCCTTCGCACCACAAGCACTGTCGCTGTTCCGCGACCTCGACTGTCATCAGAACCGACCGGGTTTGATCTGGCCGCCGACGCCGTGTTCGTGGAACGGGATGTCCTCGTCCATGACCGGCGCGTCCTCGACCGAACCACCAACATCGGTGTACGGAGCGAGAGCCTCTTTGTTCTTGAGGTATGCCGTGGGGTCGTAACCATACTGGTTGACGAACTCCTTCTCCGTATCCGTAAGCCGCCCGAACGCCTCACGTACCTTGTCCTCGTTCTCTCCGCCTGAACCGGCAGCAAACGACGGGAGCCGATAACGTCGCTGCTCAGCCTGCTGCTCGGCCTGCTGAAGTGCCTTCTTCCGCTCCTCCTCGATGATCAAGTCGAGCTTCTCGGCCTTGGCGTGTTTGATCGCCTCGTGCCACTGGTCGGGCGTAACGAAGGACGCGGTGTCGATGTTGTATCGCTTGGCAATGGCCTCCGCGTCCGGTGCCCAGCGATCGAACTCCTCGCTCCCGATCCGTGTCCTAGCCAGCTCGCGGGCGTTGGATGCAGCCGCAGCAGCCAGCGGGGCAACAAGCTGGAGGTTCTCGCGCTTGGCCCGGTCAGCAAGGGCGTCAGCGGCGGCGTTGAAGTCACCCCGCTCCAGCAACTCACCAGCCTGCGGCGGGGGAGAGTCTTCTTTCTTCGACGCGGCTTGCACACGCTCTACGGCCGCAGCGACAAGCTTGTCGATATCAACGTCGCTGTCCGAAGGAACGATATGGATCAACCTCATAGATCTCCTTTCAGAGCGCCTTTAATGGCGAGAAGAATGTTCTTGGCCTCATCAGAGGCACCACGGGCCAGCAGTACGTCAACCCAATCCTGTGCGCTGATCGCCCGCTTGGGGTGGATCACCTCAATCCGGGCTTCAATCGTCTGGATGAGCTGTTGCGTGTACGGGTTGTGGAACCACTCCAACGCATCACGCCCCACGGCTACCTCCACGTGCCATACCAGCCATCATTTCCATCCCGCGCATGGTCATCTCGTCACGATGACGAGCGGCCTCATCCTCGCGGACGCCTTGCTCGGCCTCAGCCTGTCGCTGCATCATCTGCTGCTGCTGCTGCATCAAGGCCATCTTTTCCTGCTGAGCCATTTGCACCACGGCCGGGAGCAGTCGCTCAAGCCCGGGGAGCAGCGCAGAAACATCCTGCATGTCCCGTGCGTTCTCGATCACCCGACGGACGACTTCTTCGCTGACCTTGGCAATCTCGGCCAGCCCCAGTCGGGCACTGTCCGGCAGCGCCGGATTGGTGATCGTAGCGACGGCCTGACCGATCTTCTCCAGCCATGCGAGCATGAACTGAGCCAGGACCATGTTGCGCTGCACCGCAGCATCAGGACTGTTCTCAGGATCAGCGATCGTGGCAGTAACCGCCCACTTCTCGTACAACGGCTCAGCAAAGGTGAACAACCGCTCCACCCACATGCCGTCGTCGCCAAGGACGCGATAAACCCGGCCCTCAGACCCGTGAACTCGGTAGACCTCAAACGCCATCATGATCGACCGGATGAATGGGGCAGCGAAGCGTCGCATTGCGCCACGGGTGAACGTCGCGCCTTGGGTCAGCAGCGCATCCACACCGTACGCGCTTGAGCGCCGGGCCAAGCCAACGTCACCCAACTGAGCCGAACCAACGCCGACCAGCTCGGTCATGTACTGTGTCATGTACTCGATGAGCTGAAGGGCCTGCATGGCCGGGCCGGGCTGACCAAGTTGATGCACAGCGATGTCAGCCTCCGGGTTCTCAGTCACCGTCGCCAACCCTGGCAACATCTCGTTCTTCTCGTCTGCCAAGAAGTCACCCAGGGCCGACCCCTGGCGGCCAACGATGATCGAGCGTGTGGCGACCTTGCCTGCCTCAATCGTCAGGTTGTGCAGGGCGTCGATCTGATCCTGCACGGGGCGCATGATCTCGGGAATCCCGATGCTGTCGAACGACGTACCGGAACGCTGGGCCAGCCGGGCCACGAAGAACGGCCGGAAGCGGTAGGGGCAGTAGACCAGCCGCAAGATCGTGGCGGTCTCCTGATGCCAGTCACAAACCAGCTCCTCGTCGATCCCGTCCCCGTCAATGTCGTAGCGCAACCAGATCTCAACGATCTGGATCTGACGATGCTTCTGGTGCTCGCCCGGGCGCACATCGTCGTTGAGATAAAGAGACGGCTGCGCCTCAGCTCCCTGCGACCCTTCCAGTACCTTCTTCACCGCAACCGGGTCGTACTCGCGGTTACTCTCGTGAGCTTTCAGGTTGAGTGTATGCGGGGTGTACATACGGAGCTGCCCGATCCACGGGATCGTATCAACAGCCGTGCCGTAACCTTCGGGCCAAATCAGGTCACGGGGGGAGACGTAGAAGTAGCGCGGGCCACGGTAAACCTGTCGTGGCTCAGGATCGGGTTCCCACTCGCCGTCAGGCGTCAGGAAACCGCCCTTTTGCTTGTCTTCGAAGTAGACCACCTTCCACACGCCCAACCCGTACTTGAAGTAGTCCCAGATCGAGGGCGTGATGGCATTCTCGGTATCAAGCTCGTGCGGCTGCCGGGCCGCGTAATCGAACCAGTCCGTTGCTTCCTTCGCTGTCTTGTGCCAGTCCTGCTGCGTCTCGGGGTCGCGGCCGGTGATGGCAGTCATCTTCGCGACCGGGTGCGTACCGAACAGCGCGTCGAATGCCTGCTCGGCGAGCTTCTGTACGCGGATCTGCGTCACCGGAGTGACGATGTTGGAAGCATCCTTGAACGGGAAGAGCTTCTCGTCACGCTGCCCGGTCAGCAGCTTGTCGGCCCGGTCGTAGCGATCGAGCCGCGTCTGGCGCTGAGCAAACGCGGTTGAGACGGTCTCGGCCAGAAAGCCAGTGAGATCTTTCAGCGTCTCACCACGCAGGCCGTTGATCATATATGCAGGCATCAAACACCTCCGTATGCGTAGAGTTGCTGCATGGCACGCATCCGTTGCAGACGTTTCTTATTGATGTCTACGGTGTCTGAGCGTGCGGTCTGGCCCCGGCACAGACGTTGTGCGTAAGCCAACATATCCACAACGTCATTGGAGCGGGCTGAGGGGAACGCATCCCACTCACTGAAGAACACATCCTTGTATGGAAGGTTGACGTTAACGAAGAGCGTGTGTGTTTCGGCCCGCCAACCCAGCAGATTCCTGATCCGGTCTTCCTTAACCAGACGCGAGTCAGGCTGAAGCGGCACGATGTTGCCCAGCCGTTCGTCCGGGCTGATCGAGAGGTAGTAGTTGCGACGGAGCTTGGCTGCGAACATAAGCGCCGGGAAGATGAACTTCTGCCCCGCTACCGACTCGCAGCCGAACTGCGCCATCCGCCTACCCGCAAGGGTATGAGCGTCCCACTTATCGAGCACCGACGTAACGAGATCATCGGGGCGCAGGCGCTCGGCAGTGAGGTCAGCGAAGTAGAGGTTCCCGTCGTCGTCCTCCCCAAACACGCCCAATGCCGACCGGCACGATCGCGGGTCGGTACTGGACGCCGGGTCAAGGACCATGAACCAGCGGCAAGCTGCGTAAGGAACTCGGCGCTCAACAACCCGCTCGCTGAGGTGCTGCTCGTTGGCGACCCGGTACACGAGAATCTCGTGAGCCGTGTCATCGAGGCTGCACCAGCGCAGATCGGAGCGCCGAAAGGCGATCGTGTCTGGATCAATCGGGTTGTTCTCAAGCTGGGCACTGAAGATCTTCACGCCCTCGCGTTGCTTCTGCTCGCGGAGACCAGCAGCGGAGAAGCGGGACGGCCAGAGCGGTTCTTCGGTCGGTACGCAATCCTTCGTACGGCGGCAGCGTTCAACCCCGCAAACGCTGCATCGCCAGCAGGACCGATGCCAAACGTCGTAGACGGTAGGGAGGTTGTCATCAACGTACCCGCGTACGTCGTAGCGGGTCCAGTAGTTCCCGATAGCCAGGATGGCTGAAGCCATCTCGCGGGTGGTATCGGGGGTTTCAAGCAGATGCTCAGCCAGCAGCAGCCAGTCAATCGCTGCCGTAATCTCGGGCTCGGACTTCCAGTTGTCCTCGTGGATCAGGTCGTCTACGAGCACCAGATCGTAGTGGGCCGAAGTGGACTGGGAGGTAACACCGGCAGTGTCAACGTAGGGCTCGGGGTACTTGACCCGGCGACCGGGCAATACAAACCCGTGCTCGTTCCATTGCAGATCGTTGTCGCCTGCTCCCGGGATCAGCTCGGGGAAGAGCCAGCGCCACAGCCGGTCGCCCTCGTAGACGGAGCGGATCTTGCGGGCGAAGCGCATTGCCTTTTCCTTACTGCTGGAGGCAATGAGCACGCGCATATCCACGCCGCGGAGCCACGGGTGGGAGCGGAGGAACTCCTGGGCGCGGGTGTACTCGTCCGGGGCGTCGTACCGCTCGTCAGGGCGCTGGATCGACAGGAACAGCGGAATGCCGATGGTCCAACGGGTTGACTTCGTATGCCCGCGAGGGTCACCGCCCCAGCCCCGCTTGCGCCCCAGCAGGACATCCCGTATGGCCCAGTCGCAGGACGATTCGAACACATCGGCCGTGATCAGGTTCGGGTGCTGGTCGGCGCTCAGGACACCGGCAACGAGGGCGTACAAGGAGCGGCGGCACATGGCCCGGAGGCGCTGACGGTGCTCGGCGGTGAGATCCACACGCCCGCTACGATCGCCAGCAGCCATTCAGGAGGCGTCCTTGGGCGGGGGGAGGGTGGTAACGCGGTCTAGGGCGGCCGGTGGCGTGTCTGCGTCAATACAGCGCAGCAGGCCCGTGGTTTGATCGGCGCAGAGCAGCAAGGCCCCAGTGCCGTCATCGAGCGTGATGGTGCCTACAGCAGCGCCGTGGGGACGGCAGAACTCGCGTGTGCGCTCGGTAATCTCAGGCCGCGTGCAAATACGAGGCGCGGGCTTGGACGGAGCAGGAGTGGCGGTAGCGCAACCCAGCAACACGATGAGGTAGAGCAACAGTAAGATCACGGGTCAGAAGGAGTCTCGGAGGAGGGAGGGTCAGGCACAACTTCGGCCTCGATCGTGGCCGGAACGTGGCGGTCGAGGAGCGCCGCGAGTAGCTCGGCAGTGTCGCGTTCAAGACGCACGGTCTCAACGCCAGCCGTCACACGGCGCTGCACGGAACCAAAGCCAGCTTTTTCAAGGATCGAGTCGGCTGTCTTGCGCCGAACCTCATCAGACTTGGAAAGCTCCAGCAGCTCAAACAGCGTCGTCAAAGCACGCTGCGAGCCAAACTGAAGCCGCTCCGTAACTTGCATCTTCTCGTCACGGATGGCTGCGTCGATTGGTGCGTAAACCCGCTCGTAAATTGCCTCGAAAGCGGGCTTGAACTCAGGATCGCGTAGAATGCGGGAGAGGGTATTCCGGCTGATAGCGAGGTCGAAGGCAATGCGTTCAGGTGAGTGGCGCTCTAAAACTCTCCGTGCAATCTCATCGAACAGTACCCGCCGATGCATCGCACTGAGGGTCCGGAGGTCGAGCGCCCGCTTGCGGTCAGTTGTAGCAGGAAGAGAGGAAGAAGGGGTTTGAGGACTCGCACTTACCGAATCGCCCTCGCTATCAAGCCGGGTAGTGTCACTATCCGTAACCAACGCACCTCCGTCAACATGACTATAACACTGGAAGTCGTGCTGACCAGATGTGGATATAGGTGTGCCCGGGGGTATACGGGGGGCGTTCTAGAGTTGCTACGAGTTGGAGGATGTAAACACGGGGGAGAGGGGCGGGTGGAGAGGGGCTCCCCCCGTTCGCGGTGGAGGGTGCTCCCAGCCCACACACGCCACAGCCGGGGCAGCACGCGGCTCCTGCTGGGTAACACGCCACAACCTAACGGCCGGTGCGCTCCGCTTCCGTCCGTCTAGGGGCTCGTAGCCGATGGCCCACACGTAGGTGCGGGCCGGAGGTGGGGGCCGCTGGATCGCGGCTGTGGACGGGATGATCCCCGGCCCCCTAATACAACACTACTAACCCCACAGCGCAGACGCGCTGGAGGATCGCGGAGGGCATGTATTAGCCCTCCGCATCCCCCAACCCCAAGGAGAACACGATGATCACCAGAGACTTCACCTTTCGCGGTGGCCTGCGGGTCACCGCAACCCAGGTATACGTCCAGCTCGACGACGCACACAACCTCACACTCCCGCGAAGCCAGGTCAGCTTCGCGGCCGAGCCGGACGACTCGGGCATAACCATGGCCGTCCTCCGCCATGGTTCCGGGTGGGAACTTCGGCTCCCACTCAAGCCGCTCGTGGAGGAGCCTAGCAACAGCTAGGCTCCACCCTTACCACGATCAAAGCCAACCCAAATGAACGCGGGTTCTCTCTACCTCCGGCGCTCAGTTCGCTCCGCTCCTTCGCGCAAGTTGAAGCGGGCATAGCGCCCAGAAAGGAGGGACGATGCGGTGCTACTCGTGCGGTCTACCGCACAGTGGCAACGGAACCCACGAGTGCGACACATGTCAAGCCGAATGATCCTCAAGTGGGAGCGAGAGTGGCTCTCACAAACCCTCAAACACATCGAAGAGGACATGAGCCAGCGCGGGCTGGCCCTAGCCCACACCGAAGGCACAATGAAAGACATCTACTACGTCGAAGACCAGAACGGGAAACTTGTGGCGTGGGGCACGGCGAACGAGATCGCACCCATGCTGCCGAGCTTCCCCGGTAACTACCTGTTGAGCCAGGGCGGGAACACCGTCCCAATCTCACAGGTCACCATCATCAGACGCGACCCACAGGAGGCACAATGAAACGACGCGAGGGCTTCGATGGCTGCACCGGAACGCCCTACATTGACTTCAACGTCGAACCGTCAGACTTCCGAAGCGACAACGACCGAAGATTGGGCGTCGGCACATTCCGATTCAAACGACTGGAACGTCGCCTCAACATCCTCGACACCTACGGCGGCTTCATCACCACCGCTGGCCGCCCCACCAGCGAAGCCTCAGCCCGGCGGCGTATCCGTCACATCCTCCACACCCCCGGGAAACTCCAGAAGCTCGTCCCGTCTTACCTCTGATTTCACCTACGCCGTCAGTGGGTGTGGCTTAACCATCACCACACTCACAGGACAAACCGACAAGATCGTCGGTTTCCAATCCCCCAAGGACGCCTACGCAGCGTCGTGGAGACACGCTCGATGAAGAACAACGACAACGACATCATGAAACTCCTCGCTCAGCTCTTGGGAGCTGAGCCGGACGACCTCGACATCCTCGACGAGGAGGACAACACCCTCGACTACGACGACGACACCCTCGACAACTGCGACGACGGCGACGACTGCGTCAACGCCGAATTCTTCGACAACACCGGGCGTCTCCTCAAGACCACCAAGAACGACGACGAGAACGTGGCCTTCATCCTCGCGCATCACCCCAGCGACTTCCGCGAGGGCAAGATCTACATGCTCGCCCACGGTCCGCGAGGATCGGCCCTCCCGCCCGTCACCGTCACCCCCGCCCACATCATCGAAGTTACCCGCAAAATCGCTGCGGAACAGGACATTGCCCTGCCCGCGCCATGGAAGAACTGATGCGCGTCAAGATCATCCACCGCAACCGCAAGACCCTCGCCGTCGTCGAGAGCCTGCCCGACGCACTCGACGTGCTCACCACACTCACGCCGGAGGACATTCTCGCCAACGTCAGGCTGGAGAACGACGAAGGCGCGCAGATGCAGGGGCCGGAGTTGCTCATCGCAATCGGCCGCGAGCTGCAACGGGAAGGCCGATGAAGTACCAGCTCTTCGACAAGTACCAGAACCTTCACGCGGAGTCAGACGATATACACCGCTTCGCGCTCCAAGTCATCACCAGTAGTACACCTTCTGACTTCCTCACCAATGACCTTCACATCCGAATCAACCACGAGGACAGAACCGATATCCTCCAGGGTCGGCCTGCTGCCGACATGATCACCCAAGCCTTCTTCCAAGGAGCCTGACATGTACCGCATCTTCCAGCGTGGCGAAGTCATCTTCAGCACCGACTACCCCGACGACCTCCGCCAGTGGGTCCGCGAGGAGGCCGTGCCGAGCGATTTCGTCGAGGAAGTGCTCGCCTTCCAGGTGGGCGACGGGCTGATGCTGCCCGGCCGTGCCGCCCTGAACGAGATCTGCCGGGTCACCGGCTTGGTGACCATGTACTAACCACCCCGAGCCCAGAGGCCACAAACCTCTGGGCTCTTTTTTTGCCTCACTCCACACATTTACTACGCGCAACATCACCTTAGAACCCCGCCGCCTTAATGAACGCGGGTGTAAGATAATCTACGCCATCATGAACGCGCGTTTTGTATCATTTAGACTTGACAAATAGGATTCCAGGTCTTATACCATAATCAGGCACGACACAAGGGAGGCACTCATGGCGTTCATGGAAGCTGAAATGACCGACAAGCAACCTTGGTACGAGGTTGATGGACCGTACGGTACGGAGTGGGTGCCGGAATGGTTAGTCGGCAAGGTCGATCTTCCGGCCGCGTACGAGCACCGGCCCGATGGCTATCGGGTGCTCCCTACTGCGCTCGTTCCGTTCTGTGAGAATGATCGCGTCTACAACCGTCCGGATGCTCTGCGGCGCGTTATTGGCTACGGCGTCCGGTGGTCCGCCCCGGGATACATGGATTCTACCGGGTGGACCGTCTTCACCAACAAGCGTGCTGCTGAACGCTACATCCGACAGGAGGAGGCTGAATGCCGCGAGTAAAGCTCACCCCTACAAGCGTCAAGCTCTGGATCAGCGCCAACGAGACCTACGAGTGGGCGCGTAATAAATGGCCGTGCTCGCAGTTGTCCGGGGCGCGGGTCTTTGCGGAGTTCAACGGCGGCGGGCTCGTTGACCTAGCTGTCAACGGTGGCGATGGCGATGTAGATGCCGGCGAGTTCAACACTATCTGTGCGAATATGCTGCGGGGCAGGCTGCCCGAGGATCACCCAGCCTACTCAGTAGCGGTGGGGCAGTTTTATGGTGCCTGAAGATCACCCTGCCCACTTCGCGGCAGTCGGGCAGTTCGGATAATGGACAAGCCAGTCCGCCGGGTGATCCTGCGGCCATTCATAACCGGGCCGCGGTTTATCGTGACACTGTGGGCAACGAACCGCGTCAACCAGCGCGGTGGTACGGTGATGCGATTCCGGCTCGTCCGCCGCGAGGGGCGGAAGTCGGAGGTTCTCTTCGATGACGTTGGTTTCTGTGGCTCCCCGCTCCATGCAGACGACTCCGATGCGACCATGTTGGCACTCATCGGCTTCCTGTGCCTCGCGCCCGGGGATACAGACCCCGAGTATTTCGCCGGTTACTCCCCGCGCCAGCTTGAATGGGCGCAGTCCGGGGAAGCAGAGATGCTGGAGGATGAGGCTCGCTGGAGGTTTAGGGTGGAGTGATGCGGGCGACACCACGCCTACAAGAGGGACGATATGAGGCAGATGAGTAGCACCTACTTCAACATCAACGTGAGCAAGAACGGCCAGTACTTCACGGACACAGACATCGACGGTCCGGGGAGCGACCACGCCTACGAGGTGTTCCAAGAGTTGCAGCGGCGGTTCCCGGCTGAGGACGGCTACCGCGTCACGGTGACCAAGTGGGAGTCGCTTGGTCACTCTATGAAGTGGTAGGGCAGTTTCATGACGAAGGTAGGTAGCCGAGCACGCTGGCACTACGAGTTACGCGACGATCGCGGCTGGCGGCAGATAACCCGCACCGAAGCAGTCAAGCTCCTGGCTCGCTACATCAAACGCTCCAAGCTCCGCGCCTACCTAACGCCGGAAATGCTGATCCACACGATGAAGGCTACCGGGCGGCCAAAGGAATTCAAGCCGCCCCGGGGGGCCAAGGCCGAAACGTGGGAGCTGCAAGTGGTTCGCAAGTAAAAGCAAAGTTAAAGCCTGTCGAAAAAGCTTGACGTACTAGGCATACGGGCGTAGATCTACGCGCATGCTGAGGTGGCGACGGCGGGCGGAGAGTGGTCGGGGTGCTGCTGAATTCGCGCGGCACCCCAACCACAAAGCGACCCAGGAAATCTGCCAAATATCTGTATCTCCTAGTTGGGGGGTCAGGTTTGGCGGTAAAAATGCTGTGATGGTAACAAGCTGCGGTGTATTAACTACCGGGTTGAGTAAACAGGCGGGGAGTAACAGTAACGTCCGATAATGTGTATTAGGACACAGTAACATTATCGGTCGATCAACTGTCCCTCGTATAAAATGTGAATGCCCGAGTAAGTCAAGTCACCGCCGGGAGTAAACCGCCATGGTGATCAAATGGACATGCGACAGTTGCGGCGACTCGTTCGTCGGCTACAAACGTCCGCAGCCTATAAGTTGCGTCCGGTGCCCCGGGAAGTATTGGTGGGGGGCACCTACCCCACCGCCGCCAGAGGTGTCTAACGAGATTCAACTGGTGGTTGCGTGGTTGCATAGCCAAGGGGAACACGGCTTAGCCGCCGCGATCGCTCGCGGTGCATACAAGGAGCAACGTGGACCGACTGACCCCGATAAGGGTGCGTCTGACTGAGGACGGAGCAGCATCATCGTTACCCGGTGCTGAAACCGATCCGCTGGAACAACGACTGGCGCTTTGGGCGCAGAGTAAATACGGCGACCTAGCAGCCGAAGCGATTGTGTTCGTGCTGCTTGACGGGGCCGGGAAGCTGCTTGGATACCTGGAGCATCAAGGTGGTGGAGCGACGGCTAACCACAACCAGCGCGAGCTGCTGCAAGCAGCACTGTTGGCAAACGCGCGACAGGTTTGGGTAGTCCACAACCACCCCTCCGGCAACGCGCAACCTACGGAGAGTGACGCCTTGTGGGCAACGGCATTCAAGCAGCTTCTCTCCTACTTCGGAATCGAGGTGCGCGGTAACGTGGTGGTTACTAAAGACCAATCGCAAGAGGTCGTACCAATCGAGTTCGCAGAGGTGGAGGTGTAGATGAAAGTCGAGATGGGCTATGTGTATGCCACGCGGGGGGCCTTGGATTCCGGCCGCCCGTTGACTGAGCTGCTGCTGCGCCACTGGCAAGGGGACTGGGGCGACCTTGACGAGGAGGACAAGCTCGCGAACGACCGGGCACTCAAGTCCGGTGGGCGGCTGCTGTCCGCCTACGGCCCGACTACCGACGAACCCCCCGACGCCCCGAAGCTCTGGATCATCACGGAGGCTGCCGGATGAGTACTAACCCGGTTGCCGTGCGCCCCGTCGAGCTGTATGCGCGGCCTGGGGGATATCCCCTCGTCTACCACATGGCTGACGGAGGGCTGCTCTGCCCGGGTTGCGTGGCGGACCTTAGCAACCCGATCACCTTCGACCCGGTGTGCGTCGAAGCACACCCGTGGATCAGCGAACGTGGACTGCCGCTGACCCAGCCTGATGACCCGGAAGAATGGAGCGTGCTCTACGTCGAGCCGAACTGGGAGGGCAACTCGCTCTGGTGTGACCATTGCGGCCGACAGACCCCAAGCGCGTATGAGGACTGACTTTCGCCTGTTGAGGTATATGCACTTCGATACAAAAGTCCCCAAAAAGGAGCCCGTTCTGCCGTAAAGTTGAAGAATCCTGTAACCGTATAAATCCTGATACTTCAACAACCACAACACAGGCTTGCGTTTGCAGGGGTGAAGCCAAATTGTCTCGACGCCCTAGGCGCGAGAAAACGAGCCCGAGAATGGGGGCGAAAATCACCCCTCAACCAAACCAACCCACGTACACTGCTACTTACTTCTATACATAAATATAGTAAGTATAGTTAGCAACGCGTGGGTACATCCAAACTTGACACGCTAGGTGCCGAGAGATTCTCGCTTCCGGCGTGTAAAGCTAGCTGGGTGAGACAGTTGTTGGAGTATAAGAATCTATACGGTATACGAAACTCTCAACACTACGACGCGACGGGCTCTTTTTCAGGGGGATTTGTATCAAAACGGATATACCGCAAGTTCGCGATCCGAGTATAGGAAACTCTACACACCGATAGGAGTTAGCTCGTGGTTGACAACAAGGCCGTAAAACAAACGCTGAGCTTGCTGGCGTCGAGCGATGTGGCCGCCACGCAGCGCAACGCCATGATCACGATCGGGCTGGCTGCTGCGGGGCACTCCGCCCATGACATCGACACCTTTGCTGCTATTGAGCAGACGATCCGGCACGCGATCCATGTGGCCGCGATCAATTGGGTCGAGCAGTAGCGTATATCACAGGTACATCAAGCTACAAACCTTCAACCTTTCACCTTGACAAGCCGCCCGGGAGATCATATGATGGTGACAGTCGCAAACACTACGTAACACCCTCTCGCTCCTACCATCCCATCACATACCAACATGTGAGCCGATCCTAACAACGGGCGGGTGAGAGGACCGTCCGTACAGGGGCTCCATGAGGCTACGCAACAGGGCGTGGGTGGGCCATGCAGGAGCGGTCAGTGCCACGCACCACCTTCAGAGCTGGGCCGCCGGAGTGTGCGACGCAGCAGGAGCGGTGCGAGTGATACGTCCGTCATCTGCCCGAGATGCGGTGTGGTTGTGGGTCGTTACCGGCCTTGACGAAGCGACGGCTGACGAGCTGGTCACCGTGCTAGGAGCAGGCCGGGTAAAACCAGAAGGGGCCGGGCATACCGTTATGGTGAGTGCCCGTGAGGCGTACGACGTTGCTCGCTGGTTGACTCCACTAATGCGGGGCAGGGGACGGGACTACCTCAGGCTGATCGCGTCTTGGGCTACTACGCTAGGGTTGCGCGGCTTCGGTCGAGCCGTAGACGACGGGGTAGTAGAGATCCGCGAGGGACTGCTCGCGGAGCTGCGCCGAGTACGCAGCGACAGGAGATCAGGCAATGGGAAGGGTGATTCTCAGCAACACGTTCTCGACCGCGATGCTGCCAACTGTGGGGACGTTGATGTGGGCGAAGGGCTTGGGGACGAACGACGTTCCGAGCAAAGTGATCAGCGCGGTGACCCATGGACCTACGGCGGATCTACTGAGCCGGTTTCTTGGGATGGAAGTGCAGCAGAACAACGCGCCGATTCAGCTTGACCGTGGCGATGCGCTGTACGTCGTGAGTCCACGTGACCCGATGGGCCGGACGTACCGGCCGCGCTACGGTGAGCGGCCCGATGACGAGGCGGTCCGTTTCAGCGTGATGAAAGTGGAGGTGGTGTGATGGCGCTAGCAGCACCGGCAACTTCGGCACCGGAGATTCTGAGCTTCCGCCCCCGGGTGAACGATGAGCGGTTCTTCGCCCGGCCGTGCTCGTTGATTACTGGTGCGTCAGGTTCGGGCAAGACCCGCACGATCGGGTCGTTGCTCCGGGCCGGACTGCGGGTCGGACTGGCTGACATCGAGGGTAAGTCGGACATCATCTTGAAGGAACGTCCGGCCGTGTTCACCGTGCCGACGCGGGCTCATGTCGGTGCGCTGCTGGCGATCATGCGTGACACGAAGCAGCGCCGGGCGTTGGTTGCTCGTACGACTGACGGCGAGTGGGAGGATATCGACATCCTCGCCGTTGACGGGCTGTTGGAGTACGAGAGCTTGCTCGACTCTGATTTGAAAGTCGAGTTCCCGCGAGGGTCGAGCGAGAAGGATGGTTGGGCGCGCTGGGACGAGTACGGCACGAAGATTCTGAACTTCACCCGGCTGCTGCGCGACCTCGCGACGTTCAAGACGCCCGATCCGATTGGCGTGATGGTGACACTCGGTACGCCGCAGGAAGTGACGAAGCTTGGGCAGATCCGCGATGTGATCCCGATCAAGGGGAATATCGCGCCGCAACGGTTCCCGTTCATGTTCACGTTCATCCTGCACTTGCGGTCGATGGCGCAAGCGGGGCAGGCCAAGTTCGTGCTCGATACGGTCGGGAACGAGTTGTGGATGGCTAAGGGGCCAGGACCAAGCGTGCTGCCTGCGACAATCGACATCACCGAACCGGGTGGGGAGATGACGTTCGCTGATGCGTATCGGCGGATGGACGGGTGGCTCCGGGGTGAAATCAAAGCCGCGTAAGGCGGCAGAGGAGAAACGGTATGGCCGTGGATTTCAATGCTTTGATGAATGCGTTCAATGAGGCCGAGGTGAATCACGGGCTGGAGGGCGGCAAGGTGCTGCCCAAGGGCACGTACCCGGTCGAGGTCGAGAAGGTGCTCGACGCGGATGTGAGCAGCGCGAAGGGAACGCCGTTCGTCCGGCTCCAGCTCCGCGTGCTCGACGGGCCGTTCGCTAACCAGCGAGCGTTCGTTACCCACTACATGTCGAAGGTCGCTTCGGCCGAGGTGCAGCACGCGGTCGCTCAGTTCCGTCAGCTCAAGGCGGCGGGCGTGGACATCCCGGTCGAGATTAAGAAGACGATGAACTTCTTCAACATGTCGGTGACGCTGCTGAAGGATCTGGGCGTCCCTCCGCGGGACATCAGCATGCTCCCTGAGGCCGACCCCCTGACCTCCCTCGCGTTCTACAACACCGATGCGTGGCCGGGCCAGCGCCTCTTCGCCGGGATCGGGATCGACTCGGCCGAGAGCCAGGAGCAGCAGGCTCGTGAGCAGGGACGTACGGTGGGCAACGTGCAGGACCGTAACACGCTCACTTCACACCGGCCGTTCGACGCCGAGCAGATCGGCAACTGGCAGGCGAAGGAGCTGCCGCGCCAGATGCGGGTCGCCGGGCATGTTCCGGCAGCGGTGACGGCGGGGGCTGCGGCTCTGCGGGTGTAACTACAATCAACCGGGGGCGGGTCACAAGCCCGCCCCACGAGGGCAGACGGATGTTGATGAAATCACTTGCGGTGGTTGGGTACGCCGGGTACGCACTGTTCAACCTAGCCGAAACGAAGGCGAAGGACAAAGAGGGCGGGCTAGGCGGCATGATGTGGGCACCGTTGATTGCGTTTGTCTCTACCGCGATCGAAACGTGCGGCAACGATCCTTCCAAGCTGGCTAAGCAGGCGTTGAAGGTGATCGACGAGATTGCCGGGGCTGAACGGGATGCCGATGGCAAAATCGCCGTGATGCTCTCGTCGCAAGGTCTGGGGGCGCTGATCGTGATGGGTGCGTACCTCGCAGCGGTCGCGGCCCGAGAGATCCCGGGGCTCAACGAGCAGCAGTGTAAAGATGTGCAGGACGGTATCTTGCGAACCCCGATGCCGGTCATCGTGTCTTCGGGGCTGGGCGTGTTGGGTGCCGACGACTCGCTCGATAAGCTGCTGGCTGAGGTCCGGCCGCATATTGAGACGCTGGCAACGACGCCGCCACCGACATCCGCAGAGCAAGTCACAACGCAAAAGGTTGCAAGCGCGTGACCTCCGACGGGGTGCTGCTGGGGATGGTGATCGTGGGGCTGCTGCTCCTCTACTATCTGCCTGACTTACTGGGCCACGGTGCAGACGATGAGTGATCCAACGAGTGAGCGGTACATGTGCCCGTGTGGGCTACTCGTTGACGAGGAGCACTTCCTACGCGGCGAGTGCAGCATCCCTCCGGCGTGGTTTCAAGCGATCATTGTGGCTGGGGAGTACGACGTACGCCATCGTTCAGGGCACGTTACGACCTCACAGATCTTAGGCTGCCCTCGAGCGGCGGCGTTCAAGCGCCTGGGTGCTACTCCTCAGATCGTCGAGCGGCTGACCCCGGCGTCAATCGGGACCGGGCTGCATGAGTTGATGTCACGGCAGGGGGTACTTCAGGTCGGGCAAGAAACGTTGGTCGTGCCTGAGGGATGCAACTGTAACCACATCGAGCTGATGGAAGGGAGTGACTTCACGGCCGGGAACGAAGGGGCGGTGCTGCACGCCGGGGAATGGCATCAGCCGTGGTGCCACAAGGCGCTGAATACCTACACGGGCCTGATCGACGGGGTGCCTGTTAGCGGTCGATCGGACTTCCAAATCCAGATCCCGGCTTGGTCGCACAAGATCGTGCTGGGTGACTACAAGTTCCGCTCACCGTATGCGAAGCGTAAGAAGGAGCCGTCCAATAGCGATCTGTTGCAGCTCAACATCAACGCTGAGCTGGCACGCCAGACGCGAAGCCTGCACGGGCCGAACTGGGATGTGCTTGGGCTGCAACGGTTTACGGCGTACTTCTACGATTGGGCAGGGAAGGAAGACTCATACCTACCGCTGCTACCGATCGGCGATGTACTCGACTCGACGGTGAGCTACGGGCCTGCTAACCGCACGGTGCGGGAGTTACTGCACCTGACGGCTAGGGCACAGAAGCTAGCAACAGTGGAAGAGGTAGTAGCAGAGATTCCAGCAATAGGTGAACAGCAGTTCGGCGGAGACAAGTGTAGGAAGTACTGCGAGTTCTACTACGTCTGCAACCCCGATAGGTTGGGGGTGTAGAAGTGGGACTACGGCGCAGGCTTCTGTGGTGTCTCCTTACGATCATCGGGCTGTTCTACCTAACGGCACGGCTGGAGACCTGCTATGGCATGCATCCACGAGATTGTGGCCGAACGCGCCAAAGCGATGCATGGGTCGTTCACTAAGGTCGCTAGCGAAGCGGGAATGTTGTTCGACACGCTGTACAAGTTCCGCTCGCACGCACCTGGAAGCACGATCCATACGTTGAATCGGCTGCTCACGGTCGCGGACATGAGTCTGCTAGTAATTCCGAACGATGTGCCAATTCCGGCACACCTCAGAGCGTACTTGGCAACCGAGTGTGCGGTGACTCCACCGTACGAACGGTTGAACAATCACGGGCCGCGTAAAGAGCGGGAGGAAGCGTAATGCTGGAAAAGATGCGTGATCTGCTGGCGAACTCTGATTACATCTTCATCCCTGTGAGGCAGGGCGGGCGCAACATGACCGTGCCGCTTTCACAGGTGGATGACGAGCGCGTGGTGGCGCGGTTCCTGATCGGCTGGATCAAGGGCGTGATGCCGCCCGCCGGTCCCGCTGGTCCTGTTGAGAAGGATTAACTCGGCTTCGGTTCCCCGTTGGCTGGCCGGGAGGTTGGCTGCTCCTCACATTGGGTGTGGTTGCATAACCCAGCCTCCCGACTTCTTTACCAAGGGCACACTATGAATATCTGCGGCTCCGGTCATACAGAGATCGTCTACACCGACCTCGACTGCCCGTTGTGTTGGGTGATCAGAGAGTTGAATCGGGCCGAACTTAGGGCCTCTCGGTTCGAAACCGAGCTTGCTCTAGTTGAGCAGGAAAGGGAGCGTGAGAGATGGGCCGTCCAGCACACGAAGTAATCGCGGAGCTGTACATGCAGCAACGCGAATGGATCAAGCAACGCGAGCGGGCGAGGCAACGAACCCGAGCGCACCGACAGCAGATCCGGGCGCTGACAGCCAAGCTGGATGCTACGAAGTTGGCGCTGCTTCAGGCAAGTAGCGAGATTGCTGTGCTGAAGCGTGCGTTAGGCGTCGCACAAGGCGAGGTGGTGGCATTCAAACCGGCAGTGTTGCAGGCCCAGGCGTAGGAGAGAACGATGGCCGAAGCGACGCATCATGACGCGGGGAAGACCCGGTATGATTTGCTGCCCCTTTACCCGCTGGACCAATGGGCACAGGTGATGACATGGGGGGCCGGGAAGTACAGCGACCGCAACTGGGAGCAGGGGATGGCATGGTCGCGTGTGTACGGGAGCGCACTGCGACATTTGCTGGCGTGGTGGGCGGGGGAGGAGAAAGACCCTGAGTCCGGGTTGAACCATTTAGGGCACGCGCTGTGGAATATCGCAGCGATGTTGGAGTACACCCGGACGCACCCGGAACTGGATGATCGGCCTGCGTCGCAATACGAGGTGTTGGACTGAACAGATGGTTTGCCAGCATCGGAGCACTAGTAGTAACGGGGCTAACGTACGGCGATCCATGTGTCACCCAGGAATGCAGCAACGACCCGTGGCCTGCCGGTTCTAGCGGGCTGCTTGGAGATGAAGAGATGTGCTGGGGCGGGGTGCCAAACGCAGCGACGTACGAGGTCTGGCGGAATGAAGTGCCGTACCCGCAAGAGCCGTGTTTGATAGTGGTAGCCCCTGCTGAGCCCGGTGAGGTGTGTGGTGTGGTGGCAGGGACGCTTTGTACAGCGCCGCCAACAACGGCACGGCTCAGAGTCAGGGCTTGTAACGAGTATGGGTGTGGTGGCTACAGCGACGAGGTTGAGTTCTTGGCGTTTCTGTGTATCGAGGGCGCGGCCGAGGTGCCGTGCTATCCGGGCGCGCCGCTGCGCCTGCCGGAGCGCGAGTGGTGGAGGAACGTATGAAACGGGTATTCATTTGCAGCCGGTACGCCGGGGACGTTCCCCGGAACACGGCGACCGCCGAACGGCTCTGCCGGAAGGCGGTGGAGCGAGGTTGCGCGCCCT